CCGCGAAAAGATTATAGACTAGAATGAATAAAGCCGCAATTAAGCGGCTTTTTCTATGCTTGCTCAATACGCTCCTTAGCTATATTGAAATAACCTTCATCCATTTCTATTCCTATAAAGTCTCGATTTAGGTTTTTGGCTGCTACGCCGGTCGAACCTGAGCCGCAAGTAAAATCCAGCACGGTTTCGCCTTCATTGGTGTAGGTCTTGATTAAGTATTCCATAAGGGCAACGGGCTTTTGGGTTGGGTGAACCCCTCTTTCCCGATTAAACCGCTGTATGCTTCTAGGACATCGTAATTTACTGACTTTTAATTTCTTGCCTCCATTCTGGGTACCATATACGCTATCGCTTCTTCCGCTATCAATAGTAGTTGTTTCCTTTCCTTTTCTGCTACCTATTCTTTCCTGTTTAATCTGGTTATATGTTGTCTTGCCTTTTCCAAAAATTAAAACACTCTCATGCTCTTTCATTGGCTGATACTTTACGGTGGCAAAGTTACTGCCGCCATCTTTTTCCCATATCCATTCATACTTAAACATTTTTAAATTACTACAAACCAAAATACTCGTAAACGGCTGACTGGCAGTCATAACAATAGCGCCATTGAGTTTAATTATGCGCCTCAACTCTGCCCACATTGGCTCTAGTGGAATGATTGAATCCCATGAACATTTTGTCGTGCCGTATGGAGGGTCGGCTAGTATCATATCAACCGAGCCGTCTGGAATTTCTTTCATACGCTCTAAGCAGTCGCCTAGTATTAATTGAACTTTACTCATCATATATTCCTGTTATTTGCCGCAATTAAGCGGCTTTTTTGTGTCTAGTATTTGTTTTTAATATCTTGTGATTCGACCTTATAATTAATATCTTTAACGTAAACAGTCAATTTGCAACATAAGTTGATTGGCATGAGAAATTAATCCATTCATAACCCTATCATTAATTCCCTTGTAGTCTTCGTTTGCTATCTTAACTATTAGGTCTGACTTGAATTTAAGGTAGGCTATTGATGCATCTGTAATATTTTTAAAACTTCCTATCCTATGATTCTTTCCATCAACACAGCAGCACGCATCGTAATTACTAGAACCAGCCTTTGAGCTTACTCCTCTAGGGTAGTCGCCTCTTTTAGCCATGTATTCATTTAGAAGTTTGTTTGTTTTTTCACTAACGAATACGCAGTTATCTTTACTGTATATTTTATTTCCTATTTTTATTATATCCTTATCCAGGCACTTTCCTTTCCAATCTTGTTTTTCCATCCATGATCTGAAGTTGCTAAACGTTAGCCACTCTTCTGAAACGGAGCAACCTTTGTAAGTTGGTCTGCGCTCTTGATATTTAGCAGAGTAGCAGCGTTCAAGCATACTCTTCCAAACTTTATAGTAAGGACATATCCGTATCCCATTTTCTGGATTTTTTAATTGTGTCATATACCAAGCATCGTTAATTCCTAATCCATGTATCGGCCTTCTGTGGCCTAGTGAATTTTTTGTAGCTGGAATTTCTACGAATTGTGTCATTTTTTGAATCCTGTCAAGGTAGTCTGAAGTAATGCGGAAACCTAGTGACTAGCTAGTTTTTAGAGCCGCTAAGCCCTATCCGCAAATACATTATAACATATCAATACTTGTTTTTAATATCTCTAACTCTGAAATAGGCCATTTCCGCACTTGATCTTACGGTTCCTTGTGCCCCATCACGGTTTTTACCTAGTATTATCTCCATAATTCCTTTGTCTTGTGAGTCTTCATTGAATACCTCATCGCGGTAGCAGAAAATCACACCGTCCGAGTCTTTGTACATCTCACTAGAACCAGCGATGTCTGACGGAATTGGGCGCTTGTCTTGTCGTGTTTTGTAGTCGTTGTTTAACTGAACTAGCAATATAACAACGATACCCAACTCCTTTGCTAGTGCTCTCAATTCCTTGCTTATCTTCCCCAGGGAAGTGCTTGAATTTCTGTGGTCGTAGCTAAGTAGCTGGGCATAATCAACTGCCAGTACTGCTTTCCCGTTTTCCTTGTAGTTTGATTGCGATGTTATCCAGTTTCTAGCCCTGACTTTCAACTGCTCAACTGTCAAACCCTGCTCATCATCAATCAACAAGTTCCGATCTTTAAGCTTTAGCAATCCAGCTGTCATGCTCGACCCGATCTCTGAGCTTATGTGTTTGGATGGGTCTTTAAAGAAACTGCTCTTTATTGTTGCTGCTGATTGAAGAAACCGCTTTGCAACCGCAGCCGCTGGCATTTCAGCAGAGTTGAAATAAACGGGTATGTTGTTAAATATCTGAGTTTCAATAAACGACTGTAGTAGTGTTGTTTTTCCTGATCCAGAATAGCCGCCTAATAAATACAGTGATGAACCCTCAAATGGCATCCTTTCGTCCAACTCATCGAATCCAGTCTTGTAAACCTCGCCAATGCCTTCCATTCTCTCCTGAACCTGAGCCACAACCTCTTTTAAAGCGTCGTTGAGCGTTGTTTGTGTGTTTCTAATATCAGTGGTGCCTATTAAGTTTAAAGCTTCCCCTAGCTTATCTAGAATGACTTCTGACTTTTCCTTATCTGCTTGCATTCCTGTGATCATGTGACCGATTAAATTAATCTTTCGTTGTCGGCTGGATTCAATAACAGATTGAGCGTATGTCATCACGTTTTTAGGCGTTACGCAGGCATCCTGTAAATCCATCAAATAAGGTAAATCAGCGCCATAGCTTTCTGAGCTTTCAAGATGTTCAGCAATAGTAAAAGCATCGCCTTTCTCACCAAGACTGATTACTGATTTGAAAATAGCCTTGTGCTTCTGGCTTGAGAAGTCTTCTTCGCTCAATGCTTCTTGAATCTGGAAAACATACGAAGCGTCATAAATTAAAGCGCCTAGCACTTGGCACTCTGGGTTGTTAAGCATATTCATTGTTAGATTCCTTTGATCGCGTCGTTCAATATCGCTGATAATTCGGCGCGTTGCTCTGGTGTTGATTCCTGTAGTTCTAATCTAGGCAATAGGTTGTGACATTGTTCGCGCTTCTCAGGCTTGCACCATCTCACAAACTCAGGAACGCTCGGTAAGTACTGGCCGCCTTCTGTTCTGGCCTTGCGAAAGCCCTGCTGTATTGCCTCGGGCGTATTTAAGCCAGTTTCAATAAGGGCTTTAATCATCTGGCCTTGATACTGGAGTATATCTTCTGGTCGCATAGTCGCTCGAAGGCTTGGCCATATTCCAGAAAACTGTTTAATTAGTTCGGCTGCGAATAGTTCGTTATTCATTAGAAAGCCCTATTTAAAACGTCATCAAGTGATTGTTGTGGTTGGTGTACTGCTACCTGTTGGCCAGCTGTTTCTGGCTTTGATTCTATAAATCTTTCAAGGTTGGCAGCATCTCGGCAGATTAACTCAATGTCATTGTATTTCTGACCTCTATCGTTTTGACCCATATTGTGAGGTGTTTTAGAGCAGTTGATTATCGCCTGCTTGATCTGGTCGACAGTGTAGCCATCTTTCAGCCGTTGAGACAATTTACTTTTTCGCTTGCTGTCTAATTTAGTAGCTCCTGATTTGCCCATCGTATTCTTCCAGAAAGCAAACAGGTGATTAATATTGTAATCAAGCTGGTTAACCGCAGGTTCACTGATAACTTCTTTTTCTTTATCTAGTTTAGTCTTATCTAATCTAGTCTTATCTAGGGGGACTTTCTCGGAGTTTGTCGGAGTTTGTAGGACTCGTTTAGAATCAAGGGATTGAGTGCCTTTTATGCGTACCATTTTAGATGTGTAATCATCGCTAACGCTCGCCAGTTTTAGGCATGTTATTGTGCCTCCTGAGTTTTCAAACAATCCAAGCGAAGAGAACTTATTCATCATCTCTTCAACCTTTTGAACAGTTGACCCCGTGTTTCTTGCAATAATTCTTGCATCATGTTCAAGCTCAAAAGTGAGGTTGTGCGCTTCAACATTGCCAGCTATAAGCTCAAGGCAGTACCAGTAAAGGCCGTAACCTTCCAACCCATAGTCGAGAAGGACTTCTTGAAGCTTAGCGTCCATATTTGCCGTAGATTCATGCTTAAACCACTTCATTATATTACCCCTTCATTAATCAACTTCTCATTAATCCATTGCTCACCCTTTGCAGTGAATAGGCACTGAGAGTAACCAAGCTCTGTTTGCTTCATTTCACCCATGCCGCTATCAATGAATGACATAATGAATGCACGACTACGCTTTACTGACTTACTATAAACACCGCCAATCTCATCAAGAAACCTATTTAATTTTACTGCTGATATTTTATGCTTTTGGGATACCTGGGTTGCTGTCATTAATTGACCACGATCAACGCAATTATCAACAAATGCAACCTTAGGAGCTGCTAGCTCAAGCTGCTTTGCTTGATCTGCCGCAAGTTGTAAGGCTTCGCCTAGTGTCTGTGGTATTTGAAAAGCTTGCTCAGGCTCTTTTGTTAGGCCTTTAATCCAACCAAGAACATTTTTTCTCACAACCTTTGATTCTCTCATGCCAACAAGCAGCATTTGATCTCTATTTAATTGATATGTTTTAAGGGTAGCGCCACTGCTTGGGACTGCGAAATTTTCGCACACCCCTAAATCATCACACTCATCAACAACGCGAGCTAAAAAGTCATCATGCCTTACTTTATTGCTACCTTCGTTTAATCTAAAGCTGTTGATGACCTTCCATAGATCGTAGCTACTCATTGTTAAAACTTCGTTATTTGATATACTTAAATTGTTCATATTTACCTCTATTAATTAACCCGTTGTCGCGGGTTTTTTATTTCGCTTTTTTTGATGCGTTAATGCTAATCTTGCAAAGGCTAACAACAGCAAGTGTAAAGTTCCCTTCGAAATGCTCGTCCGCATAATCCTGAATATCTCGAACTAGCTGTAACTGTTTAAAGTTTATTAATTTCTTCATCTCACGCTCCATTAATGTTTATGTATATTCATAATATATACAAATTATAGATTAGTCAATCTTATTAAAGGCACAAAAAAGCCTCAATTAAGAGGCTGTGGTTATGCGTATTCAGTGATATGGCTGCGATCATTAAATTATGGTGTTATTTTTCCACCATCTATTTCAGCCTGAAACATGGCTACTATTTTTCGGTTAACCTCCTTCTTCTCATAATTGAGCAGCTTACCGAGTTGGGTTGATGACATTGTTTTTATATTTGATGATAGTTCGTTCATTTTTCAATATCCTGCAAGCTTAAAATAAATCCACAAAACTCAGATGCCGACATGCTATTCATAGCAGGTTCTAAAAAACTCAATCCGTAGTTCATGGCAGCCCTAGCAACATCGCTTTGCGTGACACAACCGTCAGCAGATAGTTTTTTTAATTCTCTAACTACAGCTTCTTTATCAAATACAATGTTTAATTTTTCTCGTCTCATTATTATCTCCTCGAATGAATACCTATAGTATACCCATTGTCCATACTTAGCAATAGATTATTATTTAGTTAATCCCTAACATTTAACTGTGCTTATTTACATAGTTTTAATAAGCTGATTTTTCTTCTTATTTACCGAAGCCGTAAATCCTGCTTTCAGAACTTCATTCTGCCGCCTCTTTCTTTTTAGCTTCTTTAGCGTAGTTAGTTAAAACCCACACCATAAAGTTATTCACGCTTCGGCCTTCTCGCCCTGCCGCTTCTTTCATGTTGTCGAAAAACTCTCGCTTGGCTTTAATAGTCGTTACTTTCATATCACTCATTTTTACTGCTCCATTGTTAGTGTTTTTAGATAGTACCACAAATAATTTCAAATGGTAGTATTTAACTATTGCAAAGTGCAAAACACTTCGTTACTATGGTTGGGCAATTTAGCAAAAGGGGAAAGAGTAATGAGTAACTTACGG